TAACAACATTTGCACAGAAGCATAATTCATTTGAAGCAGAAGAAGGATGTAATGATGACCTTGCAATGTGTTTGGTATTATTTGCTTGGTTAGTTGCACAAGATTATTTTAAAGAAATGACGGACAATGATGTTCGTAAGAGAATATATGAAGAGCAGAAGAATCAGATAGATCAAGATATGGCACCATTTGGATTTATTTCAGATGGATTTGATCAAGATAGTTTTGTAGATGTAGATGGTGATAGATGGCATACTGATGAATATGGGGATAGATCTTATATGTGGGACTATATGTAAATGGAGTTTGATGAACAACTTGAATTAGATCATTTATTTTTAAAAGAAAGAAAGTGTAGAAGATGTGGAAAGATAAAGGATCTGATGACTGATTTTTATCTTACTAGAAAGAATAGAAGAAATCCATCAGCATATTCTTATGAATGTAAAGTTTGTACTATAAAAAGAATAGTTAGTAATAGAAAGAAAAAGAAAAAGATTATAGATTGGCAATATCCAGATTGGTAATGTTCGTGCATCGTTTCCCCAGTGAAAACACCCTAATCAATAAATAATTTCAGTAATAATCCAGAGATTCGGAGAGTAATAAGATGCCTCTAAATTTAGCATCTCCTGGCATAGTAATAAGAGAGGTTGACTTAACTCTCGGCAGAGTAGATCCTACAAGTGGATCTATTGGAGCCTTGGTCGCACCTTTCTCTAAAGGACCTGTAAATGAACCACAACTCATCGAAAGTGAGGAGGATCTTCTACAGACTTTTGGACAACCTTACCCAGTAGACAAACATTATGAGCATTGGATGGTGGCATCATCATACCTTGCATATGGTGGAACAATGCAAGTTGTTCGTGCAGATGACCATGACACACTAACTGGTGTTGGTGTATCAAACGCATTTGTAGGAACTGCTAAAAGCATGAGAGTATTAAGCAACAGCCATTATAATCAATTAGGTTATGATGATAATACCATTACAGGTGCAACTGTGGTTGCAAAAAACCCAGGAACTTGGGCAAATGGACTTAGAGTTGCTATTATAGACAGTAAAGCAGATCAAACACTGACTCTCGAAAATCCTTATACTGGTCCAGTAGGATCAGCCATTACAATATCAGCAGAGGGTATTGAAACACCAACTTCTACTGGTATATCGACTCTAACTGGTTATTTTAAAGGTATTGTAACTGGAATCAGTACAACCAATGATAAAGTAATTGATGTTAAACTTATTTCACATGTAACTGCAGGAAGTACTGTAACTAATGTTGAGTATGGTGGAATTTATAAGTTTAATTCAGCTGCAGGTATTGGGACTGCTGCGGGTTCTGGTGTTGTTGGTTTTACAACTGCAGCAGGAACAATAGGAACAGGTACTACAAACAAAGTAGTAAAACAGGTAGACTGGTTTGAACAACAGAATATTGTATTAACTAGTAAAGATGCTAATGGAAATCCAATTACTCTTGAGTGGGATCAATTAGCAAATGCACCAGGAACTTCAGCATATGTTGCTGCAAGAGGTGGTAGAAATGATGAAGTTCACGTTGTTGTTATTGACGACAAAGGAACAGTAACTGGCAACGCTGGTACAATTCTTGAAAAGCATTTAAATCTTTCTAAAGCAAAAGATGGTGAGTATTCAGTTGGATCTACTTCTTATTGGAGAAATTATCTAGCAACCAACTCTAAGTATATTTTCGGTGGTAGTGCTCCTGCTGGAATTACAACTACTGGATATACTGATTCTACTGGAACAGGTGCAGTTGGTTCTTTAGATGCAGACAGTGGATGGGATCAAAATGGTGCTAATGTTAACTTTGGTGCTTCTGGAGTATTTACAGCATCTCTTGAAAAAGGTGCTAATTATGGAGGACATCAGGATTACACTACAACTGGATCTATGAGTTCAGGTGTTGATGATCTAATCACTGGTTATGGATTATTTGAAAATACTGAGGACACTGAAGTAGATTTCATTCTAATGGGATCTGCAAATTATGATCAGAATACTGCACAATCATTAGCACAAAAATGTATTGCAGTTGCTGAAGCAAGAAAAGATGCAGTAGCATTTATTTCACCTTACAGACAAGCATTCTTAAATGACAGTGCTGCTGGATCTGTAACGGTTAGTGATATTGATACGATGACATCAAACGTGAAGGACTTCTATGCTCCTATCACATCATCAACTTATGCAGTATTTGATAGCGGATACAAGTACATGTATGATCGCTTCAATAATGTATTCAGATATATCCCATTAAATGGTGATATTGCTGGAACCTGTGCAAGAACTGATATTGAACAGTTCCCTTGGTTCTCACCAGCAGGTACTGCAAGAGGAGCAATTCTTAACGCAGTAAAACTTATTTACAATCCTGGTAAGAAACAGAGAGACATTCTTTATTCCAACAGAATTAACCCTGTTATCCTATCACCTGGAGCTGGAATCGTTCTATTTGGTGATAAGACTGGATTTGCTAAATCATCTGCATTTGATCGTATCAACGTTCGTAGATTATTCATCTACCTTGAAGATGCAATTAAAGCAGCAGCAAAAGATCAACTCTTTGAGTTCAACGATGAAATTACAAGGACTAACTTTGTAAATATCATTGAACCATTCCTAAGAGATGTTCAATCCAAGAGAGGTATTTTTGACTTCGTTGTTGTTTGTGATGAAACAAACAATACAGCAGCAGTAATCGATTCAAACGAATTTGTTGCTGACATATTCATCAAACCAGCACGTTCTATCAACTTCATCGGTCTTACCTTTGTTGCTACAAGAACTGGTGTTGCTTTTGAAGAAGTAATCGGTTCCGTTTAATCAAGAGGTTTTAATCAATCATGGCTAGAAATCAAGTCAATCCACCACCACTAAGGACGATTTCAGACTTTAAAAGTAAGCTGACAGGTGGCGGTGCTCGTGCTAATCTGTTCGAGGTTGTTCTAACATTTCCTGATGCTGCTCAACCACCCTCTGATGTTCTTGATAGATCAAGATTCTTAGTAAAGGGTGCAAGATTACCAGCATCTAACATTTCGCAAATAGAAGTACCTTTCAGAGGAAGGGTACTTAAAATTGCAGGTGATAGAACATTCGATTCTTGGACTGTTACCGTTATTAACGATACAGACTTTGCAATCAGATCCGCATTCGAGAGATGGATGAATACCATCAATCGTCTTTCAGATAATACTGGTTTAGTTAATCCAGCAGACTATCAAGCAGATGCTTATGTTTATCAGTTAGATCGTGATGGACAAGATCTAAGGGCATATCGTTTCTACGATACATTCCCAACACAGGTTGGTCCTATCGAACTTTCATATGATGCTCAAGGCATTCAAGAATTCACTGTTGAGTTACAAGTTCAGTATCTTGAAGTTATCAAAGGAACTAGTCCTGTAGCAGGTGGTTCCGACATTAACTAAATAGTGCTATAATAGTAGGAAAACAATTATACTATGGCAAAACTCTTTGGTTTTACAATTGAGGATACCGAGAAAAAATCCGCTTTAATATCCCCCGTCCCTAAAAATAATGAGGATGGGGTTGATAATTATATTGCAAGCGGATTTTATGGTCAGTATGTAGATATTGAAGGAGCGTATCGTTCAGAACATGAATTAATAAAAAGATATAGAGAAATGGCACTCCATCCAGAAGCGGATGGTGCTATTGAAGATGTTGTCAATGAGGCAATAGTTAGTGATCTATATGATTCTCCAGTGCACTTAGAGTTATCAAATTTAAATGCAAGTGAAGGTATAAAGAAAAAAATTCGTGAAGAATTTGCATATTTAAAAGAACTCATGGACTTTGATAAGAAGTGTCATGAGATTTTTCGTAATTGGTATATTGATGGTAGATTATTCTACTTAAAAGTTATTGATCAAAAAAATCCACAAGAAGGTATACAGGATCTTAGATATATTGATCCTATGAAGATTAAATATATCCGTCAAGAAAAGAAACCTAATGGAAGAGATTTGACAACTCTTCAAGTAAATAAGGACGCAGTACCAAACCCAACATTTGATGAGTATTACATTTATACTCATAAACCAAATTATCCTACAGGAATGGTTTCTAGTTCTGGTAAAGGTCAAGTTAAAATTGCTAAAGATTCTATTACCCAATGTACATCTGGTTTAGTAGATAGAAATAAGAATCGTGTTCTTTCATATCTTCATAAAGCAATTAAAGCACTTAATCAACTTAGGATGATTGAGGATTCTCTTGTTATATACCGATTATCAAGAGCACCAGAAAGAAGAATATTCTACATTGATGTTGGTAATCTTCCTAAAATAAAAGCAGAACAATACCTAAAAGAGGTAATGAGTCGTTATCGTAATAAGTTAGTTTACGATGCTTCTACTGGTGAAGTTAGAGATGACAGAAAGTTCATGTCTATGATGGAAGATTTCTGGTTACCACGTAGAGAAGGTGGTAGAGGAACTGAAATCACAACACTTCCTGGTGGACAAAACTTAGGAGAACTTGCTGATATTGAGTACTTCCAGAAAAAATTATACCGTGCATTAGGTGTTCCTGAATCTAGAATTGCTGCTGATGGTGGATTTAATTTAGGACGTTCATCAGAAATTTTAAGAGATGAACTTAAGTTTGCTAAGTTTGTAGGACGTATGAGAAAGCGTTTTGCATCAATGTTTAATGATATGCTTAAGACACAGTTAATTCTTAAGAATATTGTTACACCTGAAGACTGGGATGTAATGGAAGATCATATTCAATATGATTTCTTATATGATAATCAATTCGCTGAATTAAAAGAGACTGAACTTTTAGAAGGAAGATTAAATTCACTTGCTACAATTGAACCATATATTGGAAAATATTATTCTACCGAATATGTACGGAAGAAGATTTTACGTCAAACAGATTCTGAAATAGAAGAAATTGATATGCAAATTGAGGATGAAATTCAGAAAGGAATTATCCCTGATCCTGCATCATTAGATCCAATAACTGGAGAACCATTACCTCAAGAAGGTGATCCAAATATGGATCCAAATATGGCTGCTGATCCTATGTCAATGGGTGAACAACCTATGGATCCAGATATAACAGCACAAGCACAAGCAGTTGATGCACAGTATCAAAAAGACACTAAGAAGGCCGAGTTATAAATATAGGTATATATTTACTATAATTTAATCTTATGGAAGATCTTGTGGATTTGATTGCTACTGATGCTAGTGCAAATGATGTATCTGATCGAATAAAAGATATATTGTATACAAAGTCAGCAGAACGTCTTGAAGTTGCGAAACCAATAGTAGCAGATTCAATGTTCGGTGAAGTTGAAGCAGAAGTAGAAACTGAAGTAGGTGATGAAACTACAGTAGAACCAGAGGAATCAAACGAAGATGGCTAGACTATTATTAAAAGGCGAAGAAGCAGCATTAGGCACTAATACTGCTGGTGCTAAGATTTTTAGTAATGCGAAATTGGTTCGTGTAGTAAATACAACCGCTAATGCTCATCTAGTTACACTAGTAGCAGCAGTTGGTGGATCAACTCTTGGTTCATTTACTTTGCCAGGTGGTGGAGTAGTTGAATTGGAAAAGGAACCATTAAATGGTGTCTTTGCTGCAAACGCAGGAGTTAAAGCTGCTGCTATCGGATACACAAATTAAGAACAATGAAACTAATCACAGAGGAAATTTCTCAAGTAAAAATTATTACTGAAGGTAGAGGTGCTAAAAAGCAACTTTACATTGAAGGAACTTTTCTACAAGGTGGAATCAAAAACCGTAATGGTAGAATGTATCCAGTAGAAACTCTTTCTCGTGAAGTAGGTAGATATTGTGAGAACTTTATTAAAAAAGGTCGTGCTTTAGGAGAATTGGGTCATCCCGAAGGTCCTACAGTAAATCTTGATCGTGTTTCTCATAAAATTACATCTCTTACACGAGAAGGTAATAATTTTAGAGGAAAAGCAAAACTTCT